TAAGGAAAAATATCAACCTCAGATTGACGATTTGACGTCGAAGAACAAAGATTTAGAGACGACAATTCGACAGAAGACCATTGCCGCTGAGTATGGCTTCAAGCCTGGCACTGAGAAATATCTTGGTACTGGCACAGAGGAAGATATGCGCAAAGAAGCTGACAACCTGAAAGAGAAGTTTGGCGGCGGAGCAACCGCACCGAACCGACAGCAACCAGGTAAAGCTAGCGCGATTCAGACGCGTACAGGTGTAAAGGTTACGATCTAATCAACCTAACTATTATCCAAGGAGGGTAATATTATGGCAGTAACTGATCTGCACACACTTGATATTGCTGAGCCGCTTGACAAGATGTTCTCAACTGGCGGCACTTTCTCAGGAGCTGTATTGTCTTTAGTTCCTGAAACACCGACTATTAACATCGGCGAGAATAAGCCGTTTGTAATGGAAGGTCGCGCTCGCGGTGCGCTTGTCCACGAGGGCGGTGCGAAGCCTGACAACGGACGCAAGGTAGTATCTAAGCCGTTCACGACAGCGAAGCTGGTCTATTCGCAGCGCGTCACTGAAGAGTTTATGCGTTGGACAGAAGCAAAACAGGCTGACTTTATTAGCCGTTTAGTTGACAACTGGCTGACGAAGTCGTTGGGGTTAGATTTAGATACTATCGTGCTACATGGTATGAATCCGTCTACTGGCACAGTTGACACTGAGCTAACTACCTACATGACTAAAGCTGGCTCAAGCATTCTAGTTCCGACAACCGGTACTACTGCAGCAACTCTTGATACAGACTTTGCTACGGCTGTAACAGAGCTGGCGGAGCAGAACATCAACGGTGTGGCTATTTCAAGTGATGCATCCAAGCTACTCTCGACAGTTATCGAGGGTAACCAGAAGAAATATCCGGAGTTGGGTGTATTCGGCTTGAGTGGTAATATGTTAGCTGGAAAACCTGCTGCAACATCACCAGAAGTTGCACGTGATCATAAAACTAAGCTGGTGCTTGGTGACTGGAGTCAATTGCTTCTCGGCTTCGCTGGAGTAGCTGAATGGCGCGTTCACACCGCTGGTGACTTTGATAATACAGGCAAAGACTTGGCTGGACACAACCAAATTGGTATCCGCATGGAGTTGCCGTTTGGCTTCCAGATTTTGGACACTAAGGCGTTTGCTGTTGTAAAGGCGGCGTAATATGGGCAATGACAAGAGCAATATTGCGATCGGTCTGCCTAACCCGAAAGGCGCTCTATATTGGGCGCCTCTGGGTACAGCGCTACCAACTGACGCCACTACACCACTAGCAAGCGAATTTGTGAATCTGGGTTATGTAACTGAAGATGGTCTGACCTCAACGACGGCAGAAGAGGGGGACGACATTAAAGCCTGGGGTCCTGAGACTGTCGCCCGCAACCAGACAAGCTACGGACGTAACTTTACGTTTAACTTGCTAGAGTCATCGCGCGTATCAGTCTTGCAGTTCCGCTATGGTAAGGGCAATGTCAAGATTGAAACTGATGGCGCAATCACCATTGATGACACTGGTGAAATCTTACCTCACGGTGTGTTTGTCTGCGAAACTATCGAGACTAACAGTGGTGGGGTCCGACGTCATCGTCAAATCCTAGGCGACGCACAGTTTACTGATCGTTCTGGCGACATGACGTTCAACAACTCAGATGCTATCACTGTGCCGGTATCTCTGACTGCGTATAAGTTTGCGGATGCCGCTGGTAAATTGGTGTATGTAAAGGAGTACTACTCTAAGAAATCCTAGAGACTAGGAAGAGTACACGCAGAAAAACGACTTGCAAAATAGTCGTTTTTTTGTTATAATATGCAGTAAGTAATTCTTATGGAGGGATAATATGGCGAGTGAGCCAAAAAAGACAGTTGAACTTTGGGATGGATACACGGTTGATGTCAATATGCAGCTAATGGATGACTTTGATTTCATTAGTGACTTGTCTGAAGCGCACCGAACTGGCAATATCTCTGAGCTAGTGACTATGTACATGGCGTTGATTGGTGGTGATAAGGTTTATGATGACATTCGTGCTCATATCGAGAAAGAATATGGTTACTTCTCGCAGAAAGCGCTACTAGAGATTACAGCGAAGGTGGATGAATGTTTCCCAAAAGCTGGCAATCGAGCGCAGCGGCGTTCGTGGAAGAATTTAGTCTAGTTGAAGCTGATTTCCAACAGTATTACCATCTGAACTTATTAGAAGCTTGCCCGGATACTGATGGACGTCGAAGCGGTTTCTTGCGATATGCTAGGCTATTTGAGAATTTGCCAGTAGAAAGCAGGATTTTCCGCAAGCTAGTGCCAGCAGCGAGCTGGACATGGCGCGACGAAACATTGAGTCAAATATTACAAGAACTGAATATACTCACAACATTGACTTATAATATGAACAAGCGCAAAACTGCTAAGCCTGCTAAAGCTATGAAGAAGTTTGAGCCAGAATATGTTGCTGAGATGCGCAAACAGCTTGATAAAGACCGTAAGAAACAGCAAGCGGAAGAGAAGGATGGCTTAAGAGATTTATGGCAACATCTGAACCCGAACGCGCAGTATCAGGACTAGCTGATCAGTCTATCAAGAGCCTTAGCAATTTCAGCGTCGGTGAAGTTGATCGTTGATTTTTTCTTAATAAACAAGCGCAAACTACGAACGACATCAGGTGACTTGACGGCTTTTCTCATATTGTCTTCGGTCAATGCATCAAATCGCTTCCAGTACTTATCCAGGTCGCCTTTCAATACAGATTTCTTAGTAAGATTGACTAGGTGCTTAGCGGCAGTGCGGATTGTTGACAGATTTGTCAGGTCATATGCGAAGATACGCTGCGAGCGAATTGGCTTCTCAAAAATGACACGGTGCAACTCAATACAGCGACCATTTGTCAGAATGACCCAGTCAACGCCTTCGTTTGAGGCATAGTCAACCGCTTGTTTTAAGTGTCGTTCATTTAGATCGATAGACGTTGCTTTGGCTTCAACAATAAAATGAATCTTCTTGTTTAATTGTACGACATAATCAACGTAGGTGCCGCGTATCATGTGCTCAGTCTTTATTTCATCAATCAGCGTGTATCCAAGCACGGTGCTGAGTAAACTATTGACCATCAATCGCGCTGTCGATTCATCAGCGTTGAGGTTTTCCTTTTTTGTTAAGTATTTTTTGCGATATTCGCGTAATGCTTTTTCACAAGCTTTCTCTTGAAACTCTGTAGACATACTATCCTCTTTTATCTTAAAACTTGCATTTATTGTAACAATAGTATACTCAAAATGCAAAATAATATACTATGTGATATTATGTAGATATGTCAAATGTAGATTTTATTCTTGATAAATCTGGCGGTGCGGACATACTTCGTAACAATCCAGGTATAGCGCAAATCCAGATGCAGAATATGAATCGTATTCTGGACACAGTGAGAGCACAATTTGTAGTGGAGTTTGGTTTTGAGGGCAACTTTGAGCTTATGACAGAGCCGACGGCATTCCGTCAACGAGTGATGATTAAGGCTGCCGACAAGCGAACTGCTGGCGCGTTGAATACTAAGCCAGGTTGGCTAGGGTCTTTTGTCAAAAACCTTAGCATATGATATAATATACACATTACAACGCCACGCTTGCGGCAAATGCGGATAAATAAACTATTTATTCGCATTTTTTATGGCAACTTCAATCGGTACAGCATGGATCCAGATAAAGCCCTCTCTCAAAGGGGTTTCTAACGACATCAAGAAAGCACTTGGTGACGCTGGTGATGGTGTCAGTAATAACTTTGGCTCTAAATTTAAGAGCAGTTTTTTGGCATCGTCTAAAGCGGCTTTTGGTGAGGCGTTTTCAGAGTTTGGCAAACGGTCTGATGAAGCGTTCTCTAAATTTAAGTCACTAGCAGCTGGCGCGATGGTCGGACTGGGAGGTATTGCTACATATGCTGTTAAGCAGTTCGCTGAGTATGAGCAGCTTGTTGGTGGCGTGGAAACACTCTTCAAAAAGAATTCGGGTGAGGTGGTCCAATACGCCAAGAATGCATACAAAACAGCTCAGCTATCGGCTAATCAGTATATGGATACTGTTACGAGTTTTTCTGCGTCGTTACTACAGGGATTAAAGGGCGACACCGCTAAGGCTACGAAGATAGCAGACATGGCTATCACCGACATGGCTGACAATGCAAATAAAATGGGTACATCGATGGAGTCAATTCAGTACGCATATCAGGGATTTGCAAAGAACAACTATACCATGCTCGACAACTTGAAGCTGGGCTATGGCGGTACTGCAAGTGAGATGGCTCGCCTTATCAACGATAGTGGTGTGATGGGCAAGACGTTTAGGGTGACAGCTAAAAACGTCAGCAGTATTCCGTTTGATAAGGTTATCGAGGCTATACATAATATTCAAACTAAGCTTGATATTACTGGCACTTCAGCCAAGGAGGCGTCATCGACAATTAGCGGTAGTTTTAACGCTGCTAAAGCTGCTTTTGATAATATGCTAACATCACTGGCTGATCCAAATGGCAATTTTGAAGAGTCATTCAATATTTTTCTAGCGTCTGCAAAGCAATTCTTACAGAATTTGGCACCAGTCATAAAAAGCATGCTAAAGACTGTTTTTGAGGAGATTAAAAAGCAATCGCCAGAATTAGCTCAGGGACTAAAAGACGCTGTGGATACTATTCGCAAGCTATTTGACTTTGCTAAAAACAATCCAGAGTTAATCGCTAATATTGTAAAGTTAGCTGTTGGATTCAAGGCTTTGCAGATAGCCACAGGCGGTGCGCGTTCTGCGCTTGATACATTAAAACCGTGGGCAAAGCTGGGTAAGGGTATTTTCACTGGCGTTATTGGTGGTGCTCAAACATTGATAGGTAAATTCAAAGATTTGAAGGCTGCTAAAGGTTCAGTTGATGCTGTGACGAAAACAATGGAGGGAGCTGGCAGCGCAGTCGGCACATCTGCTGACACGGTAGCTGGTGGCGTAGATAAGCTATCGTCTGCGGTAAAAAAATCGCCTAAGGAGTTCACCTTTGGTAAGAGTATGGCTAACTTCTTTAAGGAAATGGGGACTTTAGCTGGTGGAGCTGTGCAGGGTGCATGGAAGCCAGTGACGGAGTTTTTCAAAGGTGCTGGTGAGACTGTTGCCGGATTCTTTAAGGCTTTGGCATCACCGGATGTACTGATTGGCGTACTGTCCTTCACTGCGGCCGCTGCTGGTGTAGCAGCTGCAATCCTGTTGATTGGCGGAGCTCTGGGTATCGTATCGCCAGGGCTGAGAGATTTTCTGAATATGGTTATTATTCCGTTAGCGGCGTTTTTAGTAGGCACGTTTTTGGTCGTGCTGGGTGCGGTTACTACCACTATAATCAGACTAACCAATGAAGCTGTCATACCGCTTACAAACGCAGTAGCCGGCGGTCTGACAGACGTGTTCAATTCAATCGGCGGCGTAATTGAGAGTGCTGGTAATGCTATATCGCGGGTGGTGGATTCTATATCGAATGGAATATCTAAAATCATCAACTCTATCGCTAACTTGATTAGTTCTGTTGGTGGACAGGACTGGTATGGCACTGGCTACGGTATCACACGCAACTTTACTGCTGGCTTGTTAGACGGCATGATTGATTTGCTGCAAGATTCGCTGAATAAAGTGATTAACAATATCATCAATATTCCTGGTATCGGCAATGCTCTAAAAGCGGTTGGCGTGAAAGCTAACCCAGTCAATCTGTCTGGCTTTAAGCTGGGCAAGCGGGCGCAGGGCGGGGCGGTGTTCGGTCCTGGCGGTCCAACTAGCGATTCAATTCCAATGTTGCTGTCAAACGGCGAGTATGTCATTAAGGCGTCATCTGCGCGCAAGATTGGCTACGACAAGCTGAATGACATAAACAGGACTGGCAGCGCTGGCAATACGTTATATCAGACCATTAATATCAACGGTTATAATCGTGATCCAAAAGAGCTTGCTGACGAAATTAGTAAAATAATCGCCTTGCAAAAAGGGAGGGTGATGGGATGATAACTTTACGTGGTAAATTTAGCTTGGTGGCAGTAGTAAGAGATGACGGCGAGCGCCTTGATCTTACTGGTTCTGAGGTAAGGCTGAGTGCTGACAATGATCTACTGCAACGACCAGACCTCGACACTTCAGACATTGACTACACCGATACTGACGGTGGCGAAATGATTCGTCAGAGACTGTCTACTTACACTCAATCAATCAACGGGCTGATCTTGCCTAAAGAGAGTGGCTTCTGGAAGCTATACAGTATGATTAGTAGCTTTTTTGCCACCAATCATACATTTACTTTGGTGTATGGAAAACGAGACGGTCAGCTATTTGCTATTAAAGGGGCTTGGCGGAGTAGCAAGTTAGATTTGCCTGTACCAGCGGACGAAGGCAATACGACATTTTCAACCGAATTCAAAGTGGGAAACTCAGTCTTGTTCGAATATTCCGAAGACAGTAGTGGTCATGAAGTGTACTCAAATAACGTAAAGCTGGGACGTGTCTCAGCCGCAACGGGTGGCGAGGTATGGGACAGCAAGGGGCAAGTATTTGATGCAGTTGGCGAAGTTTGGGCTGGCGCAAGCGGTGGGCTAAGCAGCGTGTTTGTTTCTTCGACCATTAAGGTTTATCCTGTCTGGGTTCTGCGAGGTCCTGCTGTCAATCCATCAATTCAGAATAATACGACAGACACATCGGCAACTTATCATGGCAGCATATCATCAACTCAGACGCTTGTCGTTGATTTTTCGACCGGTGAGGCGCGACTAAACGGTGCTATCGTTTCGAGGAATGTCATTGGTCAGCTGTCAATCGCTCCAGGAAATAATTTAGTTGGATTTGATGTGGAAGGTGGTGAAGCCACAACATCGGAGTTGGAGTGGGATAATGTTATTGGATAACTCAGATAAAAAACACAAGCTATTGCTGTATGTTGGCGATACACTAATCGGCGACTTCAATAAGTTTGCTCAAAATCGAGCGCTGAGCGAGGCGTTAAAAAGCGAGTCAGATTCAGCGATAGCTGATCAGTTTACTTTTAGTATCAGCTGGTCTAAGTTTAAGAAACACGCCAAAATACGGCTAGATGATAACCCAGAATCTTTGCTACGTGTCGGCAAAACTCACATGGTATTTTTAGTGGACGGATTACCTCGATTTTCTGGTTTTTTGGCGACTAGACCGGCGCGTAGCGGTTATGGATCTGATCAGCAGTTAGACTTAAAGTTCTTTGAACACTTCGCAAGACTGAGTGGTGATTTGGTGTGTGATAAGAATAACACGCAGTCACCTCACCGTGCATTTTCAAATACACCTGGTCATATATTTGTTCAAAGCTTGATTAGCGAGTTTATCACAAGAGCGAAAAATGCTGGCGAGAATATCAGATGGAAATTTGGTATTGTTAATGAGCTCAGATTAAAGACTGTCGAATATAACGATTTTCAGACGGTTAGTAAGGCGCTGTGCGACGCAATGAATAACGAAACTGGCACTGGTAAGTTCGACGTGGTTTTTCGTGCCAACCCAGACAATCATAACGAGCAGATTATTGATATTCTTAAGCCACGCGGCAAGCGTAAGAACATCATCATTAAATATCCTAGTGACGGAGTATATAAGCTTTGGGCGAGTGGTTATGTGGTTGAAGAGTCTGCTGACTATGCTAGTGATGTGCTAGTTGCTGGAAATGGGCAGGTTGGTAATCCTGAAACTGGTGAGGATACGGCTGAGCTCGCCAGTGCTAGCAATCACGCTGCCGTTCAGGATAACTGCTATTGGCGAGTTTATGAAACGCAATCAAACCTCAAATCTCAAGCGGCAGTTGCAGAGTATGCTCAAAAATCCTTAGCACAGCGCAGCTTTGATTCGTTGGTCCCGCAGATAAAGTTGGTAGGGCGACCTATCATTTGGGGCGATTCGGCTAACGAAAATAACGGGTTGGCACTTGGCGATGAGTTTCGATTTCAGGAAGAAAACGATGATGGCAGTGATTTTAGCGGTTGGATGCGGATAATTGCGATGGAGACGAGTTGGGATAATCAAGGTGTTGCTACTGTGACACCACGCCTGAAAAGGGTTGAATAATGTTCAATGATAATATTACGCGTCGACTAATGTCAATCGAGAATGAGCAGCGGTCCCAGAAAGTCGCAGCACCGTTGAATTATGGACAGCTAGCTCAAAATAATCTACCGAGCGCTAAATGGAGCGGCTTTATTAGTAGTTTTATTGGCGACAGAGATGCTGTGGCTGAATGGGAGATTGTCTTTCGACGTTCTGACGGAATCAAAAAACCGCCTCTAGTGCAGCTGTCATACGATCATGATCAAAATCTTCATACATATCAAGGTTCGACAGGTAGAGATCCATACGCTGATGATGAATATGGTTGGTGGTTACAGACTAAAGAGATTGGCGAGGATTATGTTAAGTTCGCGATAATTATAGATGCATCTGCGTGGTTTTTCCCAGACCACGATGGCGCCCACTGTGATTTAACCGTGCAGGCGATATCGCCTATCGCTGGGACTTTGTCGATGAGGAGAGTTCAATGAATCTTGAAAAGTGGTTAGACAAGCTGGAGCGCGAATCGAAAGCTCTTAAGCAAGGCTTTTATCAAGCGGCGACTAAAATTCCATTATATTCTCGCAGCGCAAAAATAACGACTATACCAAATACACTATCCGGCTATTGGAGTGTTCCTTCTAATAGCACCGAAAGGGTTTTAGTGACATTAACCACCAAAAAAAGAATTCCTACAATCGCTCAGTTGGAACTGAAGGCTAGTTCAGGCTCGGTTTCTCGTGTAAGGCGCACAAATTATGCTCATGGTGCTCAGTGGGTGATTTATCGATATGGGCTTGATCCATGGCAGCCTACGACTTATGATGTCGTTGTTCATTCGATGCTTGATGGTGATTTAACGTTGAAAAATATAGGAGCATAAATAGTATGAATGTAGAGTCAAGGATTAGAACACTTGAAAATGAAAATGCCGCCAGGAAAGTTATATACCCGGTCGCAGCTTCGCTGGTCGACTTTATTCTGCAGGTTTCACAGGTATTTCATGTTCGTGGCGGCGGTAATACTATAATTGACGTGGTGATTAAATTTATTCCGGACATTAAGCCAAAAGACGGTCCTCTGTTTGTAGATTTATTCCCGCAGGTGTCAGCTAACGCTGATTTTTCAACACAATTTCCCAAAATGACTTTTTACCAGTTACCTCAAACCGATGGCGAAGCGGCAGTGATGCTTGGAATTGTTGCGCCAGCTATGGAGGTCGATTTCTATATTCGCGTCATTGCTACAGGCTCAACGCGAGGAAAATTTACTAAAGTATAAAATAATGATATAATATCCACAGATAAATAATCACGTCACGCTTACGGTAAACTGCGGTAATTCAATTAAGAGGAGAATTATGGCTTTTACCAATCCAGGAAAAATTGTTAGATTACGCTCTCGTCCGAACGGGCGGGGCAGTGCGTATGAAGCGAATATGTGGGCACAGCAGCACTCTGACGGGCTGTTTTCGGGGCGTGGAGTTGTTAGAAATACTGTAGCCGACATGAATGTTCTAGTGGGGGGAACAACCGATAATCCAGATGTCGTGCTAGGCAAATTACCGAGCGGCTTTTTGATCGCGCTTGATATCGTTGGACAGCAGGTTATTAGAATTACTGCACCAAGTTCTAACAAACGCATCGCAAGTGTAGTAGCTTATTCCGACAATATTGCACTAAACTCTACAGACACTAATACTACAGGATCACCGTCATCATGTGGTTTAATCGTCGTTTACGGTCCTACCTCGGCGACACCCGTGGCACCAACTGAATCTCAGATTAGACAGGCTGTGACGCAAGACGGCGCTACTGGCTCGCAAGCTGTTATTGCGGTCATTGCTAATATTACAACCGAATCTTCCACAACTACAATTACAGATGAGATGATTGCCGTCAACCACGGCAAGTTTATGCCGCATAATATAGACTTTACGACAATGCCTATGTTCGCCGCTACTACCTCAAAATGGGACGCTCTTGCGGGTGGAGGTGTATCAATCGTAAATTATAATACGGTAGAGTACGATACTGCCA